ACCACCAACCTCCGCGAAGGAGATGTGCGCCGCCGCCGCGAGGGGGAGCACCGTCGACAGGGAGCCGGCATAGTTCTGCATGTTCGTCTTCGCAGCACCAGCAGCAGCGACAAGCTCGTTCGTGACCGTGACCGACTGCGACGCGGGAATGTTGTACGAACGCATGATCGACGTGAGCGCGTTCGTCATCGTGCCCAGGTCGGTGCCCTCAGCCTTCGCACCCTCCGCGGCAGCCTTCAACACCTTCAACGCGTCCTTGCCGCGGATCTGCGCCTTCTCGATCGTGTACATGCCCGTGGAAAGCTGATCCACGGCTGTACCAGTCGTCATCGCGATCTGCAGCACACCAGCCGAGATGAGGCCCAACGCGCGGCGGTTCTCCCCACCAGCCGTGACGAGGAGGTTCATCGACGCCTGGAAATCCGACGCCGCCTTGAACGACTTCGCCCCGAATCCAACGAGCGCCGTCGCGCCGAACAGCACACCCAGCGACCCGACAGTCTTCAGCGCCCCGCCGGCGGCGGACTTCATCCCGGTCAGCGACGCAGCCCCGGCGCCGACACCCTGCCGGAACCGTTCCATCGGCCCCGTCGCACGATCCTGCGCAACAACAAGCTTGTCCTGCGCTTCGGTCAGTTGGGTGGTGGTGACCTTCTGCTCATCCAGGGCGGCACGCAGACGGCCCTCGTTCAGGGACGCCCGACCAGCAGCAGCCTCCGCACCATTCCGTGCGACGGTGAGCTGCTGCTCAGCCTTCAACGCCTGCGACGAATCCGCACCATACTTCAGCCGCTGCTCCGCCAAACGCGCCTCAGCAGCCGCGACACCATCCGCGGCAGCCTTCTCCGCGTTCCGGGCGTTCGTGATCGCAACCTGCTCCTGCTTCACAACACGAGCAGCCTTCGTCGACGCAGCCGTCAACTGGTCCACAAGCGCCTGCGCGGACTTCGCAGCCCCCGCAGCACCGGACTCCATTCCCGCGGAGAACTGCTTCCCCGCCTGAATACCGGCCGCCTTCGACGCGTCCCCGGTGCCCTTCGCGAGCATCGCCCCGAAACCGGTCAGCGAGGGGAGAACGTCAAGCCAAACGACGGTACCGGCCATGACGGTCTCCCCTCGGTGTTCAGTTGTTGGCGAAGAGACGCGCGGCGGCGGACTCCATCTCGGCGCGGGCCTCATCGGGCACGGCGGGAACGTCATCGAGTTCGTCGTCCAACGGGGTCGGCAGGAACTTCACGTCCTTGACCGCGTCCGCCTCTTTCGACAGCGCGTTATGCACTTGGGCGTTCAGGATGCGAAGCTGCGACGAAAGGTCATGGAGCATCCACTCCGCATCGCCCCAATGGCTGCCGCTGCGTGCGCGAGTCAGGTATGAATCGGGTGGTAGACCGTCGATGAGTACCCGGAGGTGGCGGAGGCTGATCTTGCCCTGCCAGTACTCCCGGATAGGGTTCCGTGGCGAGTACGTCGCACACAGCGACGCCTCCACCTCCTCCGGATACTCAGCGAGAAGGTCTACCGCCGTGTAGGGCGGCCAGAGGCGAGGGAATCCTTCGTCTCGAGCTGCAGGACGATGAGGAGCTGGCCGATGTCGCCCGCCTCGCCACCCGCGGCGACGAACGCGTCCCACTGGTCGCCGAGGATCGCCTGCGCGACACCTTCCTCGTCGTCATCGTCGAGTGCCTCGATCTCCGCCTTCAGGTCCTTGGACCAGAACAGCGGGTGCGGGATCAGGAACTCCTTACCCTCCACCTCGTAGGTGACGTCGGAACTGCCGATGGTCTCCTCGAGCTGCTTCTTGACGGTGGCACGGTTGTACGCGCTGCTGCGCTTCTGGTCGGCGGTCTTCGCCATGATGTTCTCCTGAGTTGATGAGCTTGGTGAGCTCGGGGATTTAGAGGGTGGCGGCAGCGCAGCTCACCAAACGCTGCCGCCACCCCGTTGAGGGCCTAGGCGGCGCGGGTGTACGGCTGGGCGGTCGACGTGCCCTGCGTGTTCGTCACCGTGACCGGAGCCGAGCCGGCCGAACCGGACGGGAGGACAGCGCTGATCGACGTGTCGGTAACGCCGCTGACCGACGTGGCCGCGGTGGCGCCGAACTTGACCTGCGACGCGGTGACACCGGTGAAGCCGGTACCCGTGATCGTGACCGTCTGCCCGGTGCCCTGACCTGACGGCAGGACCGACGTGATCGTCGGCACGCCCACCGGGCCTGTGGAAGCGCTGGACTCCATGTGGTAGGACTTGCCCACCACCGGGTCGCGGAAGCACGTGAACGTCGGGTTGATCTCCTCAACGTTCGTGCGGTCGAGGGTGCGGTCGGCGAGCGCGGTCACCTTCGCCCGGTACGCGAACTCCACCCGGTACACGGCGGCCGAACCGCTGTAGTCCTGGGTGAGGACCATGAGACGGTAGTACGGGAAGTCGTTGCCCGCACCGAAGTCGTTCGACCACGACGCGTTCTTGTCGGTCGGCCACGCGGACACGGGCGCGCCGGCGGCGAGAGCCTGCGTCCATCCGTTCGCCTCACCGAACGACACTATGAGGGTGCGGGTCAGCGCCGAGAGGGAGGTACGCACCGGCTCGATGTCCTGCACCATCGTGTCCGTGGTCTCCGTGATCGCCGTGCCGACCTTGATTCCAGCGGTGGTGATGTACCCCATGTTCATGTACCCGGTCGGGAGGGCCAGAAGGGTGCCGTCGGGGCCGAAGAACGAGGTGGGGACAGGCGCCGAGTAGTCGGCGATCGCCAGGATCTGGAGACCGTGGTGGCGGATGTTGCGGTTGTCGTCTGCGAGCAGACTGTTCACGTCAGGCATTTTTTCCTCCAACAGAAAAGCCGCCCGACGTGCGAGCGGCTGGAAATGGGGTTTTGAAGTTTGGTGAGCTGGACTAGGGGTGTTAGGCGTTCATCGCCCGGCGCAGAATCGCGCCCGGCCGGTTGTCGCCCTTCTTGGAACCGCTGAACTCGATGTCCTCGGCGTCCTCCGAACCGGCGATGACCCGAGCGAACGGCCGTTTCACCCCTTTCGGGGATTTCGTGCCCGGCCGTGTACCCGCCTCGACACGGAGCGCGTCGCCGAAGCGTTTCTCGCCGGCCTGGTACGCGAGGCGTTGAGCTCGGGGGAGGATGCGTTGCGCGGTGGCGAGGAGGGCGGCTGCGACTTCCGGGGAGCGGGCCGCCTCGTCCAGCGTTTCCCGGCCGATGAGAATTCGGAACATTACGTCACCGCCTGAGGTCTCGTGAGAAGTTCGACACTGCCGAACGCCCGCCGCACCGCCCGGTTCTCGTATGCCATGAACCCGAACGGTGTCTTCCACGTCAGGTTGTCGACGTAGGGGCCGGCCGATTGGCGGGGGAACGCCACGATCACCGGTTCGGTCCGCTGGACAAGCGCCCACAGGGAGGCACGGTCTCCGGTGTACAGGTTGATGTCGAGCGTCGGAGTGGACTCGTACTCCTGCCCACCAGACCCGGCGGGGATGCGCTGCACGAGACCCGCTGGCAGCGGGTACGCCGCCGTCGGAGGGTTCCAGTCGAGCGGCAGCTCCGAGTACCAGACGACCTCGGGGAGGTTCAATTTCAACCACCCGATGAGGGCCATCTCCGCGTCGGGGAACACGCCGGTGAGTTGCATGTCACCCCTCCGTGTACGTCAGCAGGATCTCCGAATGCGGGCGCACCGCCCAGAACGTGCGCGGGAACGACTGGATCTGGTAGGTGCGGCCACGCCACACCACCTCGTCGCCGGGCCCGATCCAGTCCTGCGGTTCGTAGGTGAGCAGTTGCCACCGGTTCTGCGACGGGTCCTCTTCACCCGGCTCCAACGATGTGCGACTGTTCGCCGGGTTCACCGTGCACCGGGTAAGCGTGGTCTCCGCCCAGGTGGCGACGGGGACACCGTGCGTGTCAGTATCGGCGCTCGCGCGTTGGCGGATGATGACAGTTTCGTTGTGGACTCCCATCAGAAACCCTCCAACGACCCGTCATGACCACCCCAACCCTCACCGAACTGCCACGGCTGCGGGTCGCCCGGCTCAGACGTCAACCAGTCAGCCACCCCGAGAACCGAGGTGGGGAAACTGCCGCCGGGGAGCGCGACGAGTGGGGTGGTGGCGGTGGCGCCGCCCTCGAACACGTCGACCATCCACGGCTGGAACGTCAACCATTGGTCCGTCGCCGGACCGTCGAGGGTGACGGTGACGGACTCCATACCGGAGACCGTCTGGTACGACTTCGCGTTCACCGGCACGTCCGTGGACACGCCGAGGATCGCGATCACCGACCACACCACCACGTCGCGAACATCCAGCTCGTTCACTTCGTTGTTCGAGATGCGGGTCGGCGCGTCCGGCCACTGCCGGAGAATCGCCCGCTCCACCGTGTCGATCAGATACGGTGCACGGGTCTCTTCATCAGGGGAGAGGGTCCGCCATGCGTTACCCACATCAGCAGGTTGTGCCCAGATGCCCATGACGAACCCCCTCTCGTGATTGTCGGATCAGACCTCGGCGACGAGGCCGAGGTCGAGGAGACGCTTGACCTCCTCGGCCGGGACCTGCTCGGGGATGACGGCGTCCTTGTACAGGTACCGCTCCGCCTCGGTGTTGACGAACACGACGACCGCTTCCGCGGTGACGACGTGCTGCTTCTTGTTCTCAGCCATGCTCAGAGCCCCGTTCCGGTGATGGTGATCGCCGCACGGTAGTCGGTGACGATCGGGACGGTGACGCGGCGTGCACGCAGACGCCACTGGTCGCGCTCGTCGTCACGGATCGACTTCGCCTGCACACCCGGCGCACCGTTCGAGTTGGTGGTCGAGTACCCAGGCGACTGGATGTTCTCGTCGGCCATGCCGCCGAGCTGCGAGGTGTCCACCAGGATCGGGTTCGTGGACGGCGTGTACAGCGACGTGACCCAGTTCAGCCCGAGGTAGTTCAGCAGCACGCCGCTGTTCACGATCGGGTTGCCGGCCTCACGAGGCAGCGTGTTCGCCTTCAGGAACGACGCCGCGATCTTCGCGAACTGCAGCGGCGTCACGATGGCCGTGTCGTAGTCGTACGTCCCGTACTGGATGAAGTTCTGCTGCGAGGTCGCCTTGGCCTGGAGGACCGAGTCGATGATCGCGCCGGCGTCGATGGTCGGACCCGCGACGTTCCCGGAAGCAGCGTTCCCGCTCCAGTTCGCCGGGGCCGCGAACGTGGTGGTCGCCTTCGAGGCGATGACACCGAGGGCGACGGAGTCGACCTGCTTCACCATGCCGTTCGCGAGCTTCACCAGCGCACGCTCGACGGGCTGGAAGTTGTCGCGGCTGATCATCTCATCCGTGACACGGGTGTCGAAGCCCCACTTGACCGTCTTCGCCGCAGCGATCTGACCCCGGGTCATCGAGATCAGCTTGTACTCGCTGCCAGCGGCGACAGCCTCAGGCGAGTCGGCCGGGAACAGGGTCTCACCGGTCTCGTACAGGATCGCCCCGCCGTCAGCTTCGAAGTGCGCCGGGAGGAGGAAGTCCGAGATGAAGTGCTGCGCGGTGAGATCCTGCAGGCGGCGCCGAATCAGGTTCGGCGACTTCAGGAAGTAGGAGATCTGTTCCGTGGTGCCGTCACCGAGGACAGTCACCGCCGGCGCAGGGTACGTGTAGTTAGCCATGACGCTGCCCTCTCTATCGGTTCAGCTTGACAAGGGCAGTCGCGCCCGAGGCCGCAGCCGCGATCGCGATCCCAATGACGGGGTTGGTGCTGGAAACGGTCGCAACCTGACCGTTCGCGGCAGCCTGGATGGAGTCACCGGCAGCGATCGCACCAGAAGCGGTGAGACGCTGCACACCGGCGGACTGGACGGCGATGAGGTCGCCCACGTTGCCGTCGTAGAGCGCGACACCGATGACCTTCGCGGACGCGGCACCGGCCGGCTGGATGGACTTGTCGGTGGTGATCTCCACGAGCTGACCACCGGTGACGGCAGCCGAAGCGGTCAGCGTGATCGCCTGACCGGGCTGGAAAAGCGGAGCGTAGTCAGCCATGATCAGGCCTCCTTCTTCTCGGAGTTGAACAGCTTCGCGTAGAAGGTGTCGTCGTCGTCGTCGCCGGCAGCGTCGACACCGCCCGCGGTGCCCTTCGCCTTGACGGGGAACGTCGCACCGACCTCCAGCTTGTTGAGGATGTCGGTGGTGCCTTCCTCGTCGCTGGCCATCAGCGCGAGCCAGTGGTCACGACGAGCCGGTGCGAGCTTGCCGTCATCGATCGCCTGGTCGACGATGCGGGTGCGGCGGTCCTCGATCTGCTGAGCGCGAGCCTGACGGCCCTCCTCCGCAGCGGCGACGAGGTCGGCGTACTTCGCCTCGTCGATGACCCGAGTTCCCTCGGGGAGCGTGTTCTTCGGAGCCGCGAGACGATCGATCGCGGCGAGGACGCCGTCCTCGTCGAGTTCCGCCTCGGCGTCGAAGCCGAGCCGTTCGCGAATCCGGCTTGTGATGTCGGGCATATGCTCGACTCCTTCCGTGTGAGTGTTGTTGTGAGCGGCATCCGGGTTGTCCGGAAGTTTCTGGTCCCGCGGGAGCGGGAAACTTGTTGAAGTCGGGCCGGTGTCGCCGCGGTGCCTGACGATCTGCACCTCGGGCGCTACAGGCGCATGGGCGGAAATGCGGACGACACGATCTGCCGCGGAGTCTCCGATTTCCTCGTCGGGGATGGAGATGATCTGCTCGTCGTCATCGCCAACGGTCTCGGTCTCACCAGCGTCCGGAATGACGGCAATGCGGTCAGCGAGGCCCACCTCGACTGCCTCCGTCGCGCTCATCCACGTCTCATCAGCGAGCAGGGAAACCCAGTCCTTATCCCCGGCCTTCGCTGCATAGATCTCAATGAGCGAGGATTCGAGCCCGTCGAGGACATCTGCCGTCTTGCGGAGCTCCACCGCGTTTCCGTACGCGAAGTTCGACGGCGAGTGGATCATCATCTGCGTGCCCGGCGACATCACAGTGTCGTCCGCACCCGCAACGATCACGGAAGCCGCCGATGCAGCAAGACCATCCACGACTGCCGTAACCGTCGCCTTGTGTGCGCGCAGCATGTTGAGGATCGAGACCCCCTCGAACACTTCCCCGCCCGGGCTATTGACGCGGAGAATGATCCGCGTCACCGAGTCAGGCAGCGCATCGAGCACCTTCCCCATGTCATTCGCGGAGACACCCCAGAAGCCACCCCACGAGTCGATCGGTCCGTACATGCGGATCGTCGCGACCGTTCCTGTTCCGGACTGGGCCGGGGTAGTGACCGCGTTGAAGAACTCGGTCTTACTCTTCGGCAGAGGACTGCCGCCCCAGAACCGATTCGCGTTCCGCGCATCGCGCTGGTTACCGCTCATGATGCGTTCCCCTCAGTCCCGTCAGTGCTTCCGTCAGGTGGTGTGCTTCCGTCGGTCCCATCCGGCGGGTCCGTCGGATCGGTTGCGTTCCCGGGTGATGTCTTCGGCGCGGCAGTGCGTGCTGTCGACGGGTCGCGGGGCGGCAACTGAAACTTGTCCCGCAGAAAGTCCTCGAGCGGGTCGTCCATCGTGAGCGCACCCGACGTCACCAGCTGGTAGACCGCCTGCGCCGTCGCCTGGCTCCTCGAACCGATCTCCTCGAACGTGAGTCGCGGGATCGGTGTGTCCTGCCCGTAGTTCAGGCGGACAAGGTCGGTGATGACGGACTTGGTGAACACGTCCGCGATCTCCTGAGCCACGGTCTGCAAGGACAGGGTGAAGAAGTCCGCGAACGTGTCACCGAGCGCATACGAACCGGTGGAGTCGTCACCGCCGAGGTTGAGGAAGTGCGCGAGGACGGCGCGGGCGATCATGTCGTCGTAGTAGCCGATCGGTTTCGTCGCGTCCGGCAGGACACCCTCGACACCCTTCGATGTCAAAGTGGCGCCGTGCGGGAGAGCCACACCGGCGTTGTCTCCGGCACGGACCGACTGCGCCAGCTTCAGGCCGGCGTTGATTTCCGCCTGCTGCCGCATCTTCGCGTCTTCGCCCTCAATGCCTGCAGGCACTTCGGATGCGGTGTAGACGGGGATGCCAAGCCCGTTACGGTCGATCGTCTGCGCCTGAACCCGCAGCAGCCGGTCCTTCAGCAGCCAGAACTTGTACGCCGGCCGCAGCAGCGACTGCCCCAACCAGTTCCCGCCTTCACGGTCGGTGACGTACGGGACCAGCTGGGTGGCCGGGATGATCACTTCGTCCTTCTGGCCGAGGATCCCCCACTGGTGCACCGCCCGCAGGGTGCCGTCGTTGTTGACGTCGACCTGGGAGATGGTGCGCGGGGGCCGCCAGCCGAGCTCGGACAGGTGCGCCTTCCCGTCAGCGCGAACCTCGTACACCTGCTCGAAGAACGAATGACCGAACACCAGTTTCAGCAGCGCCAACCGCAGGTGCTCACCGAAATCGAACTCGGTTTGCGTGGTCGGACGGTTCGGCTTCCCCACGATCGGCAGGCCGAGGTCATCTGCCACCTGATACACGACACGAGCCGGCGCGCCGGACGGGTCGATGCGCCACTGTGTGCGCCGGATCGGCAACGTCACCGCCCGCAGCACGGACATGACCTGCGCGTCCTGCCGGCGCATGCGGTCGTAGATGTACAGGTTCCGAGGCCAGATCAGCTCCGGGGCAACCTCGTGCTGGTCGACGCCGGCCCACCAGGACAGGGCACCATCAACCTCATAGCCCTTCGCGGTCTGCGGGATTGCGGGATCAGAAGCCGCCATCACGGGACCGCCTTTCTTCAGAACTCGAGGCGCATCAAATCCGCTGTGTTGCCGCGGAAACCGTCGAACGACTCCCGCGTGGGAGATGACTCGCCCTCACTCACGAGGGACGGCAACACCAGAGGCGGTGGTGCCGCTTTGAACTTCCGGGACAGCCACAACGCACCAGCGAAAGCCATCAGCGGGGAAACATCAGCGGTCGACTGCCGCCGGTCGAGGACGAACCCGTCCGCGAGGTTCTTCATCACCGCAGTCGCAGCGGCGAGATCCAACGGCGGCTGCGGGTTGTGCCGCACCGTCGTGTCACGCACCGAGTCGTACAGGATCGCGCAGGCACCCATCAGGTCACCCGACTGCCAGTCCTCGACAGGGATCGTGAACTTCGTGGAGTCCTTCAACGCCTGCATCAGCGGCGACACCGGCGCGCCACGCGTCTGCCCGGTCACCCGTCGGATCCGGTCCTTGCGTTCCATCAGGAACCCGGCAACCCACTCCGTGCCAGCACGTTGCGCGATCACCTCAACCTGGTCCTGACCGTCAGCACGCTTCCCAGCAACCGCGACCGACGTCAACGCCCGGTCGTGGGACTGGTCAACGCACGCGACCAGTTGGCCGACGAGCACATCCCGCGGGTCGAGCTCGAGCGAACCATCCGGTTTCTCGATCGGCCGGTTCAGACCCAGCTCCCACGCACCAGCAGGGAACGGGCCATCCATCGTCGACTCAGGCCACTGACACAGGCACTCCGTGCGGTACACCCACTCCGGGTCGTTCTCCGCATCCGTGATCAGCGTCCCCATCATCGCCGGACGGTGACCCACGGACGGGTTCGCCTGCGCCATCCCAACCCGGTCCGTTTTCGGGCAACCCGGTTTCGCGGACCACTCGGCGAGGAACAACCGGTCCTCGCTCAACGCCATCTCATCCAACGCGAACTCGGCATCCTCAGGGTCAACGTCAACCAGGTCAGCCGTTGTCGGGCCCGTCGAGTAATCGTCCGGGACGATACCGTCCGGGTCACCCAGGGTGGAGTGTGCGCGGAGACGGAAATGCCGCAACACCACCGAGGTGATATCGCCGGCGTTCGACAGGCCGACAAGAAGCCGGTTCTCCTGCGCGTTCGTCGTCTTCGTGATCGCAGCCCAAGCAAGCCAGTTCTGCTGCTCACGCAACTCGTCCAACACAACCAGGTTGGAGGACATGCCACGGCCGGCCTTACGGGAAGCCGCCTTCACCACGTACCGCTCGTTCGTGGCCAGCTTGAACTCGGTCTTGCCGTTCGTCCGCTTCACCTTCGCGACGAGCGCTGCGAGCTCTTCATCCTCCTGCAGCAAATCGAGGGTGAACTGCCACACTTCCTCAGCCGTACCGAGATCCTGAGCGGTCCCCAAAATCAGCGGCCAACCCTGCACGATCATGAGATACAGGGTCAAAACCGCCACAAACGTGCTCTTACCGTTCTGGCGTGCCACCAGAATCAGGACAGTCGAGAAACGCAACCGATCAGCCGGCGTCAGCTCGAGCAGGTGAATAGCAAGCCACCGCTGCCACGGGTACAACTGAACACCGAGCACATCCGTCGCGAAATCGATCAGCTCGAAACCCAGCGACGTCTCTGGGGTCAACTCCCGAAGCGGCGGAGTGAAGATCCGCGGCACCGCATTCCCGTACCGGCGCCCAGGGGTCCAGCTCTCCCACCCGGCGTACACATAGTCGTCGTGGATGGACCCGTCACGCGGGTCCTTCAACTTCGGCTCGGGTTCCGGCGCGCTCTTCTTCCGCGGAGCCATCAAAGACGCCCCACTTTCGCTACTTCTTCGCCGAACCGCCACGCATCGCAGTCACACGCGCCAACTTCGTCGGCTTCTGCTCCTCAGCAGCTGCCGGCTTCGCCCTCGACAACGCCACACGGCCCGATGGGGTGAGCCCCAACTGCTCGCAACCCTTCAAGTAGGCCGAAATCGACACGTTGTCCGACTGGGGAACGGCCGGCCGCGCGCCGCGCTCCTGCGCGTCTTCGAGAGCCCATGCGACGATGACGTCCCATGCGTCGATCTTTCGCGCGAGCAGGCGCAGCGCTTCCATCGCGCCGTGATCAGCATCAGTCAGGTGGTTCGCAGCGAGAAAGGCGGCTTCGGTCTCTTCGACGAGGCTCATGCCAACTCCAGAAGCGGGCGATGAACGAGCTCGGCGTTGTTCGTGAGCTGCCAGACGCACCAGAGTTCGTATGCCTCGCGAGGTGTCGACCGAAAGCCGATGTGGTACTCGTGCCCATTCAGACGGGCGCGAGCGCGCCACTTCTGTCGCTGCTTCGACCAGTCGACGCCGGGATACCCGCTCGTGTTGAGCGGAGAGATGACCGTGCGGTGCGTGACGTTCTCCCTCCGCGTCAGAACGCGAAGGTGAGCGATCGAGACGCACGCGCGGTTGCCACAGATGTGGTCGATGTCGCCGGCGGCACTTCCGTTCGCTTCTTCGAAGATCACGCGGTGCAGGTAGCGGTACTTTCCGCCCCAATTCGCGACCCCGTACCCGGATGCCGTCCTCGCACCCGTCCAGATGAGGCAATCCCCATCTCGACGCGTTTTTGCAAGGATTCGATCGGTGTACATGACCACCCCTGGCCCTCCTCAGTATTTTTCGCGCGACCCCCTCCCGGGGTGCCGGGGGGGGAGGCCACCACCGGCGGCGTTCCTTCT